GTTGGTATGCTTACAGCGCGCGGGCAGTTCGTAATGTGCGAAACTAAAGATATTCGTGCAATTGGACGTGTGGCTCGTGGAGTGAAAGGAATAGGACTTAACACAGATGATTATCTCGTCTGTGCACAAGTAATTCCTCCAGATGCAAAAGAAATTTTAACAATCAGTGAAAAAGGTTATATTAAAAGAACACCAATTAAAGAATTTACAGTTACAGGTCGTGCAACAAAAGGTAGTAAAATTCATAAAATAAATGAAGATGATTATCTTGTATGCTGGGCCGCGATTGTAAATGAAAAAGAGACAATTATTGTATCGTCAAACGCACAAATTAAAATTAATTTAAATGAAGTTAATCTTCTTTCCACGGGCGCGCAAGGTACCAAATCAATAAAATTGTCTAATTCAAAAGTCATTGGTTTACTTATATTTTGAATGTGAAAATTTGACGTTTGGTGAAAAATTTAATATAATATTAATAGAAAGTTGAGATAACTTTCAAATAAACTAATTAAACAAAATTAAATTTAAGGAGAATAAATTATTATGGGAATTAAGCTTACAGAAAAAAGTGCAGAAGTTCTTAATTATGTAAAGGATAACGGTGGAAAGGTTTCTATTCCAGAAATCACAGCAGCTCTTGGTAGAACAAGTGATAGAAGTACTGGTGCTAACGTAACAGATCTTCAGAAGAAGGAACTTGTTGTAAGAGAAAAGGTTGAGGTTGAAGGTGCTGATAAGCCTGTTACTTATGTAGTTCTTACAGACGAAGGTAAGGCTTGGACTGCTCCAGTTGACGCTGAGTAATAGAAAATTAACATAGGAGGGTTGAATATTAACCCTCCGTTCTATTATTTAAACTAAACTTATTAAACACAAACATAGAGGTAAATAAATGCTTAAACAAACAGAGAACAGAATTAAAGTAGAAGGTATACTTAGTGAGATTGATATCAAACCTACCTCTTTTAAGAAAGATGGAAAAGATGTAGAAGCAATCGGTGGATCAATTATTGTTAAAGTAACTCAGAAAATTAGTGGCGTTGAAAAAGAACTTATGATTCCAGTTCATATGTTTGCTGCTAAATTGACTAATAAGGGTACACCAAATCCAGCATATGCATCTATTTCTAAGGTAGCAAATGAATTTAAATCAATCGCTTCAACTGGTGATGAATCTCTTGCTGATAGAATTCGTATCACTAATGGACAGGTTCGAATGAATGAATATTATGCAGCTGATGGTCATCTTATTTCGTTCCCAAGAGTAACAGCTTCATTTGTAAATAAAATTGCAAATGGTGATTGTAAGCCAGAAGCAACTTTTACTATGGAATTTGCTGTTGCGGCAGCAGATAACGAAATGGATAGAAATGGAGAGCCAACTGGTCGTTATAAAATCACTGCTCTTCTTCCTCAGTATGGTGGAAAGATAGACGTTATTCCTCTTTATGCAGAAAGTGAAGGAGTAATTAGCGCAGTATCTACTTATTGGAATGTAGGTGATACAGTTAAGGCTAATGGTAGACTTGATTTTAGTTCAACAACTGAAGTTACTTATGAAGAAGTTGATTTTGGTGAACCAGTTGAAAAGATTAGAACAATTAATAAGTCTGATCTTATAATTACTGGTGGTTCACAGGAACCTCTTGAGGGTGATTTTGCTCTTCAGAAAGCTGATCTTGATGCTGCACTTGCAGATAGAAAGAATAGATTAGAAAATCAAAAAGAAAAGGATATGGCTAGAGTAGCTTCTAGACAGACGCCAAGTCAGTCTGGTGGTTTTGCAGATCTCGGATTTTAAGGAGATGAATTATGGCAGGAATTGATATATTAAATATTGAGCCTACCGTAATTTCAAGAGACTTAAAAGGAAAATATCTATTAGTATATGGTAAGCCAAAGACTGGTAAAACCACTTTGGCTTCACGTTTTCCTAAGAATTTGCTTATAGCTTTTGAAAAAGGTTATAATGCAATTGATGGTATTAAAGCAGTAGATATTAATACTTGGAGTGATTTTAAATTAGTTCTTCGTCAGCTTAAAAAGCCTGAAGCTCAGGCAATGTATGATACTATTACGATTGATACAACTACTATTGCATATGAAATGTGTGAGCAATTTATTTGTGCTCAAAATGGAGTTCAATCAATTCGTGATATAGCTTGGGGTCAAGGTTGGGGTTTAGCCAAAAAAGAATTTGAATCTTGTTTGCGTCAAATTACAATGCTTGGCTATGGTCTTGTACTTATTTCACATATTGAAACAAGAAAAGAAAAAATGGCCGATGATACTGAAATTGAGATACTTGCTCCTTCGATGCCAAAACGTTGTTATGAAGTAGTTAATCAAATTGTTGATATTATTGGATATATTGCTACCGAATGGGACGCGGAAGGCAATAGTCAAAGATGGTTGTATACTCGTCAAACTCCTACAGTAATGGCAGGTAGTAGATTTCCATATCTTGCGCCTAAAATTAAACTTGGATATGATGAATTGGTAGAAGCTATCAATGATGCAATTGACAAACAACGTGAACTTGATGGCGCGACAGTAGTAGATAAATTAGAAACTGAAGCAAGAGAAGAATTGAATTTTGACGCAATTCGTGATGAAGCTTCTAAGATTTGGGGTAATTTAGTTGCCCAAGATCCATCTAATGCTGAACGTATTTTAAAGAAAGTTGAAATGACTTTTGGCAGAAAAGTTAAGTTATCTGAAATAACAGAAGATCAAAAAGAACTATTTTACTTAGT